CCTGCTTCATACTCAACTAACTCATAACCAGACTTGAAGCTTTGAACATTCTTTACGTCATCAATAAGGATAATTCTCATAACTCGACTCTCTCTCATCTCATCAGTCAATATAAGTATTATACTCCTATTGTAAGAGATGGCAAGGACTATTTTATCCTTTTTTATACCGAGTTGTTATATGCTTATAGCCATTTAAACTATGCTGTTGAGTAGTTGCCTCCACTCATACTCTCTCAGATCCCATCCGTATAGCTGATCGATATACTGTTTAGCATACTCAACCTTCTCTGGTACTAGCTTGGAGTTGATGCGGTGGCTAATAGTAGCATTTAGCTCGTTGATGAATACGTTAGCATGTTTTGTATGATCCTCGTCATACTGATACATAGTAGCGTAGCCAGCTGTTGTTTCATAGAGGGCAGCGTGGTTGGGGCATACCACTTCACACCCAGCGCTCATCGCTTCTATAGCAGCAATACACGATGTCTCTGGCCAGATATTTGGGTAAGCAAAGATATGCGCTTTCTTTAATGCTTCACGCACGATGTGATTAGGTTGATAACCATGATAGGTCATCTGGGGGTGATCTTTGATTCGTTGAAATAAACCTTCATATGGCTTATCACGTTCCGCCCATCCATAAGCATTGAATGATGAATACACGTCTAGGTGAATATTGTCTCCATGTATTCCAGCTAGCATCTCCATACAGGGTACTAATATCTCTAGCCCACGATGTGGCGTTGTATGGTAGATGAGGTTGACGCGATCAACAGGCTTGCTCTCTGTCAATTCAATTGGATCAATGGCGTTGCGGATAACAGCAGACTCGCTGTATGGCACCCCCAGTGCCAAGTGATAGGTTTGAAACTGTTGATTGCTCACGAAGACTATCTTCTCGAATCGTTTACGCAGCTCGGGATCTTTCAGATGTTGACTTTCAGGGTCATTCCATAGGTCGTGACATACTAAGATGTTCTTCTTACTGGAATCTATATGACGTACTCTCGAGTGTATCACGTTCACCTGATCAGAGAGACCAAGCCCATTGACGATTTTATCAATGCGTGCCGCCATCATCTCAGTGCCGCCCTGCGCTTTGGCGTAGGTTCCATTATCCGTTGGACCAAGCGGCACCTTCTGAGTATCGTCAATAATAGATAATCCCATTATGAAACCTTTTCAATATCCTTTACATTTTCAACGCAAAACGCACGCCACCCAGCGGCATTCGTATCCCACACAGAGATAGATTGCTGAGATTCCTTATATACTCGTTTCGTGTCAGTGGGGGGAAGAATGTCTTTCCTAAGAGTACACGTCATTATACGTCTCTCACCATTCTTCTTATCAAACGTAACCCGCAGAACGTTCTCCGCCAATAGGTCGCGTATCTCATTGCGATGCATCTTATCAAATTTCATAATCAATCCTCGCTTATAGCACTTACAATATCAGGGAAATGCTGGCCAATGATATCCCAGCACCTTTTTGCAATATCCATATGCTCTTTCTGCGTGCCATTCGCCATCCGAAGTTCGCAGTAATGAATCCATGATCTTAGACTACCGGCCATATATAACGTTGTGCCGGTCAATCCTTCAGGGAGTAATGCCCTTGCCTGTTCTTTAGCGATGCCATTATCTAACGCCCAGTCATATGCATCCATAGCCGTGTCGAGTACTTTCTTCTGAATCATACTAAACTTCTCTTGAAAGGCAACATCATCATTGGCAATACTATTCTGTCGATTCTTCGTATCTTGTAGACGCGCTTCTCTTTCATATTCGAATTCGGCCGCGAGGGCATAACGCTGACTGAACTCCTGAAAAGAGAATGACCTATGACGTAGGATCTGACGAGAGATGTCCCGTGTCGTTTTGATCTCCACAGTCATATGCACCATCTCGAGAGGCGACCAATGATTCTCTTTAATCAGGTATCGCACTAACTTACCAGCGGTCTTGGTATTGTTCTGATTGGCAGGATTGCTTACTCGTGCGGCGTATGCTACTAGTTGCTCTGCGCTATAACATTCAGTATACGCTGTCGGCTTGCTGAGGGCGATAAGGTTTACGTTCATACTGTACTCTTTCATATATAAAAATGGCTCCGAAGGCTGGGATCGAACCAGCGACCAATTGATTAACAGTCAACTGCTCTACCGCTGAGCTACTTCGGAATTAACTGGGATCCCACTGCTTGTATTCCAAGTCATGGATATATAATTGAATCAATGCGTAGTGTAACACTTTAATGATGTCCTTACGCCACTCTTCAGGAGTTTCACCTTTTTTACCATAACGTTTTAAATACTTCTTTGCATTACCGATACAGAACCCTGTTCCATGGCCATCGTCAATAATGTCCTCGGTCGCCTGAATCTTACCACCAGCATAATGTTGGCTGTAAGTTTTATCGATGTAAGATCGCAACTCATCGAGTAACACATCTTCGCAAAACTTATATTGCGTAGAATAAGACGTTACCTTTCCACCGATTTCAGGGTAGTCGTGATCCTGTTCAATTTTCTTCTGGGCAGAAAGACGGTCGACTAGGTCGTCATATCCAACGGATTCTTTATCGTTGTGACCAGTGTGCGCATATATCATCTTGGTATTTGTCATACTATTTCTCTCAAAACTCCAGGAATTAAATTGGAGCCGCCTATCCGAATCGAACGGATCACCTGCTGATTACAAGTCAGCTGCTCTACCAGATGAGCTAAGGCGGCATATACTTTATTATACTACACTTTACTTGTTAAGTAAAGCTTTTCATTAAAGTTATTCAGCCCACCGAATAGTTATCCCAGTGTCATCTTCAAATGCTCTGAGAAGGTTCGGACATGACCACTGGTATGTAGTGTCAAGTGTACCTAACCAATCACCGAACGCATTCCAATCTTCTATACGCATTGGACGTACATCATATTCATCGCCATAAAGGGATTCAGTGTCACCACGAATATCAATACGTCCACCGGCATAGTGTTCAGAGGCCACTACGATAAGATACTTCTCGCCTATGTCTATTTGATGCAGGTCAGCAAGTTCTTTGGTGTCTACAGTCATCCACACATTCTTTAGTAGGCCACGCTCATGATACCAATCTAAGCTCCACGGCCCCGTCGTGTTTGTAGAGTAGGTGAAACTACTGGTGCACCAGTTGCAACGAGGGCGAGTTGCTTCGTGATTCTCGAGTGACTCTGACACCTCAAGCATATCGTACTCGCTTGGATAATGTTTAAGACAGTGATATGCTTCCTTGCGTATTGCTTGCGGTACACGAGGTGTTTTCTTAGGATCCATCAGGCCGAGTAAGAAAATTCGAGTATTTTTTATTGCTAATTGGCGTTCATTTGGCATTGTCATATTTCACATTCTCCCAATCTGTATCTTCTGGCATCATTTGTACCAAAGACTCAAACTCTTTTCTTAATTGCTCGTAGGTGCCAGAAGTATTCATGCGCAATTGGTACTGTTCTTTGTGACATATATAACAACTGCCGCTGTGACCATAGAATTTCCAGTGCTCACCAGCATCTTCTACGCGAGTAATACCGCTATTCATACGCCAGCTGTCGCCGGTCGTGTAACCACCACTCCATCCTGCCAGTACTTTGTATATAGGGAACGCACCTTTACCTGGTTTAATTCTCAACACAACCCAGTTATCTGGACAGTAGTCACCGTTCATTTCCCGCCCAGCCCAAACAATTGTTCAATTTGAATGTCAGAATACTGCGCACCTTTGAGTCCTTGGCCGAGTTTACTCCGCCATTCTTTAGAAGCATTCGCAACAATATGCCATGCTTGTGTTCGAGCATCGTCTTCAGTCATTGCGGAGAAAGTGCCAAGAGCAATATATTCTGCGCGGCCACTTATGATTATTCTTGCGTTATAGTAGTTCAACGTTCATACCCTGTCTTCCTCTTTGGGAATGTCGTACCCTTGTTCATTCCAAGTTCCATCACCATCATGCTCATGAATAACCTTTGTTATGCCTTAATCCCATAATCCTTCGTAGTACTTTCCGAATAAACGGAAGCCATTACTATAGGTACTTTCATTACTTATCACCTATAAAGATTTTCATTGTTTTATTATCATCTTGCATACTGATCGTCACCTTTTCACCAGGTTTCAGGTAATGAGTATAAGCACGTCCAGTATGATCAATCACCTCAACACGATTCACATCATCTAGGGGAGGTGTCCATCCCATGTCAATCAATTTCTGTTTAATGGTCTCATCTCTCTCTTTCTAATTTATCGGCATACTGTACTTAAAAATTGTAGTCATAGAATTTGCGAGGAGCTTCAGCAAGCTTGAAGCGACTGCCGTAGGCATCCTGCCACTGTCTTTTTGCCCTGCTGTAACGAATACGTTCAACCGGAGCAGACTCATCAGAGGTAATGAACCACTTCTGATCTTGTTGGTTTGAGCAATGGGCGAAGAATCCGCCAGGAACATGGTTCAGTTTGACAGACTCATCACGTTCAGCTCGCATTGCACGAACTTCGACAGTCAAGTCACTTATAACACGGACGATCTCATATGGTTCAACATCAGTATATCCGAAACGGTTTGCGTATTTTAGGTCAGTCATAGTCATCTCTCTCTTCATTCATTCAATACAAGTATTATGTTCTTATTTGAGGAGGATGTAAAGCCCTTATTCATTTATTTAACGAATAGTCGGTATTCGCCAAACTTATACAATGCGCATTACTTTATCACTACAGTTCTATTATACTATACTATAGGGAAGATGTAAAGTTTTAATGATCATCTTGTAGGCGCATCTGGTCATCCTTTTCCATAGCATCCCACATAGCTTCCATGCGTGCCCTACGCCTCGCCCACGCTTCCTTCATTGCCTTGCTATGCTTCTCCTTATACTCCGGAGTGGAATGATTCTTCGAGTTGGTGTTACCTTTCATTGAATTGGCTATCTTGGCTCTATGCTCGTCAGTAACATACTGTCCACGCATCGTAGCAGCTATCTTGGCCTTGTGCTCAGGCTTCTTGGGGATGCCCTTACCATACCTGGGGTACTTCTGCGGCGTTTGGTCATGGGTAGCTTCATCTAGTGCATCAGCTGCAGCCGCCTCAGCCTTCGCCTGTGCTGACAGCGCACGAAACTCAGCCAAGTCTGCGGGGTTGCCATACTTTCGGAAGAGATCCATGTGTGCAGCAGCATGATCAGCTGTCGACAGCAGGACG